TGTGAAGGGAGTTTGGGTATCCGCGAAGTCAATTCCGGGTCGAGCATTCTATTTTGAGACATATTTGCCCGATTATGCAGCAATGTTCGATAAATTACCCATTTCTGCATTTACAACAGACCCAGAGACACCAAAACCCGACATGACACTGCATAATTTGCAGTTTTGGAACTGTATGGACTATGGTGTAGTCGCTGTACAGAAGCAATTTATCGGTTCAATGCACTATGAGGTGCTTACAAGAGACTATGGAACGCAAACTGGCACTTATATCTGTACTTTAGACAACTATCATCAAGATGTAGACTCAATTGACTACTCTACAAGTGAACAGCCTGCCGAACATAAGAGTCATAACCTCTTAGAATTGGATAATGGGCAATTTTGTCTATATCCAAACAATAGAATGAGGATATATGACAATAGTATCACCCCTGAGACACCTAAGAATCCTGATTTTAAGGTTTCAACCGTGTATTATCAGGTGGAAAACGGTCATGATCGTGATGGATTAGGTTCAGAAGAGAATTATTTCTGGAAAACTGCGAAAGAACGCAAAAATGACCCAGAATTAGGATAAATATTATTAAAAGGAGGCACAAATGGTCGTAAAAGTTGATAAAAGTAAAGAATTTGTCAAAAGTGGCAAAGTATTAATTAGTGAATATCCATCAATTCACCCAAAACCGACAAAAATCACTAAATCTGAATGAAAACCCAAAAATTATTCAAAATATACACAGTTGTAACCAAAAAATCCAAAAAATCTCTCTATCCACCAGTTCGCAAATCTTATAACGTACATACTTTCGGATGAAAATAGTGAAAAATGCTCATATGGGCGAACATTTGTTAGTTGAAGTGTATAATGTACCCTTTAGTAAATTAAATGATGCAAAAAAGATTGAACAAGTGTGCGAAAGTGCATGTAAAACTGAAGGTTTAGAGGTTTTAAACACATATGTACATCAATTTGACCCTTATGGAGTAACTTGTACTATAACTTTAGGTGAAAGTCACCTTTCTTGTCATACTTGGCCTGAAAAAGAGTGTGTAGCAATCGATATTTTCACTTGTGGAGCAAAAAATCCACGTTCAGTGGCATGGTGGTTACTTAATTATTTTGATTCTGACGACTATAATATGAATCAGCTAAATAGATAGGTATAAATAGATAAAAATAGATCGTTTAATGGCGATAACAAGAATATCAAGAGCATTTAAGGATATTAGTCTGTCTTTCAAAAGGCATCCTGTGACTAATGATATTGGTATGCTTAAAAATGCAGATGCAATAAAAAGATCTGTTCGTAATCTTGTGCAAACTATTCCAAATGAAAGATTTTTTAATTCAACTATTGGATCTGATGTAAGAAATTTATTGTTTGAAAATGTACCCGGATTTATTGATTTTGGTACTGCGTCTATAATTGAAAAACAAATTATGACAACAATTGAAAATTATGAACCAAGAGTTGATAATTTAGAGGTTAATGTTGATCCAAGACCAGATCAAAATGAATATGAGGTAGTTATAATCTTTGATGTTGTTGGTCAAGACTTTCCTACACAAGAATTTTCATTCATACTTAAAGCAACAAGATAATGCCAGTAACTAAATTCACTAATCTTGACTTTGATCAGATTAAAACACAAATTAAAGAATATTTAAGAGCAAATTCAAATTTTACTGATTTTGACTTTGAAGGATCAAACTTTTCAGTCTTAATTGATACGTTAGCTTACAATACATATATCTCTGCATTTAACTCTAATCTTGTTGTAAATGAGTCTTTCTTAGATTCTGCAACTTTAAGAGAGAATGTCGTATCAATGGCAAGAAACATTGGTTATGTACCTCGTTCAAAATCGGCAGCAAGGGCATCAATATCATTTAGTGTTACTGCGAATACTACAAGTTCTTCAATGACTCTACAACCAGGCCTAGTGTGTGTTGGAAGGCAGAATGACTCTGATATAGTGTTTTCAATTTCTGAGAGTATAGTTGCAACTACAACCGTTACAGGAGGGGTCGGAGTTGCAAATTTTGGTTCTGCAGATGCTCCAATTGAAGTATTAGAAGGAACATTCTTAACATCACAATTCATCGTTGATGGGTCTTTAGAGCAGCGTTTTATCTTAGATAATGCAAACATTGATTCATCGTCAATCGTTGCTTATGTGGGGTCTACGGGGGTCTTAGGAAAACAATATAAAATGATTGATAACATAGTTGGAATTAGTTCAATATCAGATACATATTTAATTCAAGAGATACAGGATGAAAGATATGAACTTTTATTTGGTGATGGAATTTTTGGAAGAAAACCGGAAAATGGTGCTGTCATAACAGTTCAGTATATTGTTACATCTGGATCCGAAGGTAACGGCCCTGAGTTCTTTAATTTTGCAGGAAACTTTTTAGGTGATAATGGTCAAGTGATTGTTCCCTCTACAGTCCCAGTTATCAATACAATCAATCCAGCGTCTAATGGAGGCGATATAGAGACTATTGACTCAATTAAGTATTTTGCACCTAGACTATATTCATCACAATACAGGGCAGTTACATCAAGAGATTATGAGTCAATAATACAAACAGTATATCCCAATACAGAAAGTGTGTCTGTTGTGGGTGGTGAGGAAGTTGATCCACCGCAATTTGGAACTGTATTAATTACGATCAAACCAAAAAATGGTGAATTTGTATCTGATTTTGATAAAACACAGATTTTAACGAAGTTGAAGAGTTATTCTTTAACAGGTATCAATCAAAAAATTGTTGACCTACAAGTTCTTTATGTCGAAGTAGAGTCTTTCATATACTACGACTCGACTAAAGTTGCTACAGTAAATGATTTAAAAACAAAAATTACAACAGCTTTAACAACTTATTCTAAATCTGGAGATGTGAATAAATTTGGTGGTAGATTTAAGTATAGTAAAGTTTTGAATGTCGTTGATAATATTGATAAAGCAATAACATCTAATATTACTAGAATTAAAATTAGAAGAAACTTAAATGCTTTAGTAAATCAATTTGCACAGTATGAACTATGTTTTGGTAATCAATTTAATGTTAAACCAGAGGGTCTAAACATAAAGAGCACTGGATTTAAAATTTTAGGTACAACTGAGACTGTATACTTTACAGATATTCCGAATGAAGATAAATTAACAGGGACTATCTCAGTTGTTAGAAAAAATACAGCGGGTGAAACGATTGTTGTTGTCAGTTCTGCTGGAACGATTGATTACGTTCATGGAGAAATCAACTTATCTACTATAAATATAATTTCAACAGACAAACCAAATAATATTGTTGAAGTTCAGGCCTTTCCAGAATCTAATGATATTATAGGATTGCAGGATCTTTATTTGGATTTTAACATTCCAAGTAGTCAAATAAATATGATTAAAGATACAATTACATCAGGTGAGCAAATATCTGGTGTCGGTTATAAAGTAACATCAAGTTATTCTAATGGAGAATTAACAAGAACATGATCGGAACTGGAATAGACAAGCGTATACAAGTTCAAGATATAATTGATAATCAACTCCCTGAGTTTATTACATCAGAGAGCCCATTAACTTCAGATTTTTTAAAACAATACTACGTCTCACAGGAACATCGTGGTGGAGTTATTGATTTAACTGATAATTTAGATCAATACTTAAAATTAGATAATTTAACTCCTGAAGTAATCGTAGGTATTACAACACTTGCATCAGGAATCAGCACATCAGATACTACAATTACTGTTTCATCAACAAAAGGATTTCCTGATAAACATGGTCTTTTTAAGATTGATGATGAGATTTTTACATATACATCTAAAAGTTCTACAGAATTTATTGATGTTACTCGTGGATTTTGTGGTATTACTTCATATTCAGATCCTAATAATCTTGGAGAATTAATATTTTCTACATCTGTTGCCGATTCTCACACCGCAACATCATCAGTTGAAAATTTAAGTGTACTGTTTCTTCAAGAATTCTATAAAAAAGTTAAGTCTTATTTGACTCCTGGCTTAGAAGATACAGAATTAAACAGAAATGTAGATATAAGTAATTTTATAAAAGAGTCAAAATCTTTATACAAATCTAAAGGTACTGAAGAATCATTCCGTATTTTATTTAATGTTCTATACGGTATCACACCAAAAATTATTGATCTTGAAAATTTAATTATTAAACCATCATCTGCAGAGTATCTTAGAAGAGAAGTAATTGTTGCTGAACAGATATTCGGTGATCCAAATAAGTTAGTAGGACAAACAATCACTAAATCAACTGATTTAGAAACTTCAGGATCTGTATCTGAGGTTGAAATTTTTAGTAGATCTGGAAACTTAGGCATAACA